TGAAGTGTTCCGCGACCAACTGGCATCGCTGGCCGTCAACGTGAACGACAACACGATGATGCTGGCGGAAATGCTGATCCCATCCGCCACCGGCAACTTCGCCATTCACGAAATTGGCGTGTTTGATGCTGCAGGCGCGCTGTTCGCGTACGGCAATTTCCCTGCCACCTGGAAGCCGGTGGCCGCCGCTGGCAGCACGCGAGATATGACCATCCAGGCCGCCATGAAGGTGTCCGATTCTTCGGTGGTCAACCTGGTGGTTGACACCAGCATCGTGCTTGCCACGCGGAACTGGGTAACAAGCACCATCACGCGGGCGTTTCTGTTGCCAGGCGGCTTGACCGGCCAGGTGCTGGCCAAGAAATCGAACGCCGATGGTGATACCCAGTGGGTTGACCCGACAGCCGCCGTGAACATCGTGGTTGATGTCATCAAGGAAATGCAGACCACGACGAGCGGCCAGAGTGTGTACACGCTCACGCAATGCACGACTGATGGCGTGGCCATGTACATCGAAGGCTCGCGCGAGTTCGGATTCACCGCGCTGAACGCCACGCAGGTTCAACTGGATAACCCGGTGGCCGCTGGAACGCGCGTCTGGTTCGTCCAGAACGACCCGAATGACGTAGTGGCGCTGAAGCGGCGCATTGCAGCTAAATCTTACTTCATGGGGCAATTCGTATGAGTACCGGAAAAATCGGAAGCGCCGACTTGGCGGCGGGGACGGACACCGACCTTACGGCTGGTGGAGTCGCTGAAAACATGGTGGCGAACGTCTGCATGGTCAATCGCGGCGCGGCAATCGTAAAGGTACGGCTGGCCATTGGCACCGGCACTGGTCCGGCTGCAGGCGACTATCTGGAATACGACGCGCAGCTGCCGCCAAACGGCGTCATCGAGCGCACCGGCCTGGCGGTATCGACCGGAGAGAAAATATTCGTTCGCACGGACATCGCAACGGTGTCGGTGCGCGCACACGGCCTGCCTGCCGCTTAATTTAGGAGAACAAGAATATGGGACGTTCCATCACGCCGATGCCAGCGGCGAGTACCGCCAACGTGGCTAATGCCACCATCGCTACACGCGTTGCGCCCCATGGCTTCATGGGCATCTATGGCCTGGGGCTGAGCCAGGTATTTCCACAAAGCGGCAACTTCACTGTGCCTGGTGGCGTCACGAGGGTTCGTGTTCGCGTCGTCGCTGCAGGCGGCGGTGGGAAGACCAACGGTAGCGGCGGCGCTGGGGGCGGCTATGCTCACGGCGAATTTTCCGTGGTGCCTGGCACCGTTTATCCGGTGACTGTGGGCGCTGCAGGCACTGGCGGCGCATCGCCAACCGCAGGCGGATCGTCGTCGCTTGGCGCGCTGATTTCAGCTACTGGCGGCAGTGCTGGACAGGCTGGCGCGGTGTCGGCAGCTGGCGGCACCGGAACTGGCGGCGACTTCCAGGCGACTGGCGGCGCATCTGGTGCAGCGGCTGGCTCTGGCGGCGGGGCGGCTGGCAGCCAGATCGGCAATGGCGGAGGCTCTGCTGCATTTGCAGGCAGCGGTGGCGGTGGTGTCGGCTCGAATTCTTCGCTCGGCAACGGTGGTGCGTCAGCGTTTGGAGCTTCGGGAGTCGGAAGCACTTCTAATATTGGGGGTCCTGATATTCTCGGATCTTCCACCGCTGCAAACGGCGACAGAAACGCCGTCAACGCCTATATCCGCTTCCCGTTCGACGGGTTCACTGGCGGTGGGGGTGGCGGCAGCAATTCGACTATCGCAGCATACCCAGGCGGGTCCGGTGGTGGCGGGGGCGGCAGCCCTGTATCAAATGGCGGCCAGCCTGGGGGTGGCGGCATCGGCGGCGGCGGCGGCGGGACTGGTTCTAGCACCGTATATGCAGCAGCAAGTGCGGCGGGCGGCATCGGCGGCGGCGGCGGCGGGACCGCTGCTGGCGGCGCAACCGGATTCAATGGCGGCAACGGCATCGTCATCGTGGAGTGGTAAGCCATGACCAACTTCGCCCGCATCGTTGACGGCGTGGCGGTGGATGTGTCCACCGACCCGGTGAAGCAATTTCACCCGACCATTGCCGCTGAATTCGTTTCAGTTCCTGACACGGTAAAGCGGCTGTGGCGCGTGCAGGGTGGGGTTTGGTCCGCACCGCCGCCAGCGCCCACCAGTGCGCCAACGGAAGCACCGGCACCTCCGCCAGCCCTGACCTGGGACAACGCACCGGCTGAATACTTCCAGATTGACGTTGGCCCGTTCTTCGACCGCTTCGGACAGAAGGCGCTGCAGGTGACCAGTTCCACGGACCCGGTGGTGGAAGGCATGGTGAAGTTCGTTACGCCGCGCAAGTTCATCGACCTGAAGCGGCCAGACCTGTCCAGCATCATCGGAATCCTGGTCACGAAAGGCATCATCACCAGCGAAGAACGGGACGCGGTGTTGGTACAACGCACGACCGATTACGAGCGCCACTCCAAGGGCCTTCCGCAGCCCGCTGACACCGTATGAAAACCGTTCGCGTCATCTTCAGCAGGCGGCGCAACATCGGCAGCGTGCTGCTGCGGACCTACTTGTGGTCCGCCTGGTCCCACTGCGGCATCATCGACGGTGACGAAGTGGTGGAAGCCGTGATGTCCAAGGGTGTGAGCACGCGCACTCTGGACGAGTTCAAGGCAGCCGCGAGTGCGTGGGAAATCGTGGAAATCCCAGCCGCTGATCCGGCTGCGGTGATCGCGGCGGCGCGGGGGCGTATCGGGAACGGATACGACTGGCTTGGCGTCCTGGCGCTGCTGCTGCGGATCGACATTCAGCGAACGGTTCTGGACTTCTGTTCCGAACTTATCGCGTGGTCCTTCAAGGCTGGCGGCACCCCGTTGTTCCGCATTGAGGCGTGCCGAATCACGCCACGAGATTTGTACATTCGCGCTTACTGAGCGCGTCAACGAAAGGATTTATGAACCCGGCAAAACTGACTCTGTTGGCCCAGGCGCTGACTGCGACCGCTGCAGGCGATGTGACCGCGCAAAATACGCCGCCATCTACTGATCGTAGCAAGAAGGTTGCAACGACTGAATTTGCCACTGGGCGACTAATCAATGTTCAAACGTTCACCGCATCGGGCACATACAACGCAACAGTGGGAACGAGTTTCATCCGTGTTCGCATGGTTGGCGGTGGCGGCGCAGGCGGCGGCGCATCAGCCACCAACGCTTCCCAGCTTTCGTTCGGCAGTGGTGGCGGCGCTGGCGCTTACGGAGAAGGCATCCTTTCTACCGGCTTTACTGGCGGCATTGCCATCACAGTTGGCGCTGGGGGCGTTCCTGCGGTTGGCAATCAAGGCGGAAACGGCGGGAATAGTAGCTTTGGCGCTGTGATGGTAGCGCAGGGCGGCAATGGCGGCGTGAAATTCGGCCCTACCGGCACGCCTTTAACGGCAGGATGGGGCAATACAGCTTCTGCGACTGGGTTCAGCATTCTATCCACGCTAGGCCAGAGTGGCGGCGATGGCTTCATGACCTCGCTTAATTTTGGTTACGCAGGCGCTGGTGCACATAGCTTCCTGGGCAGGGGATCGTCCCAGTTGAACAGTTCCGGCACTGGCCCAGCTGCTGGCGGCTATGGCGGTGGCGGTGGCGGCGCGATGGCACAAGCAAGTGCAGCTGCGGCAGCTGGCGGCGCAGGCTTCGCTGGCATCGTCATCATCGAAGAATTTTCCTGACAGATTGCCTGCTGGCACAAAGGCCGCTATGCGCGGCCTTTTTCGCGGAAAAACCACAAGAGGAACCGCGCCACGGCCACTGGCACCATTGCGGCAACATCGTATTTTTTCTGACCCGCAAGGACCAATATGGCCGAACAATTTTTGCACGGCGCTGAAGTTCTCGACATCGACGCAGGCCCGCGCCCGATTCAAACGGTGCGTTCCAGCGTCATCGGGATCGTGGGCACCGCACCCGATGCGGACGCCACCGCGTTTCCCCTGAACACCCCGGTGATGATTGCTGGCAGCCGCCGCGAGGCAGCCAAGCTGGACATCACCGGCAACGGCGAAGGCACCCTGCCAGCTGCGCTGGATTCCATCTTCGACCAGGCTGGTGCTGTGGTTGTGGTGATCCGCGTGGAAGAGGGTTCCACCGACGCCGAAACCCTGGCCAACGTCCTGGGCGGCGTCAACGCGACCACCGGCCATTACGAAGGCGTCCACGCCCTGCTGGGGGCCGAATCCGTCCTGGGCAGCAATATCCGCCCGCGCATCCTGCTGGCCCCTGGCTTCACGCACCAGCGCCGCGCCAACGCCGTCACGGCCATCACCGTCACTGCAGGCGGTTCGGGCTTCACCAGCGCGCCGACCGTTGCGCTGACTGGCGGCGGCGGCACTGGCGCGACTGCGCACGCTGTGCTTGGCACTGGCGCGAACGCGGGCAAGGTGGCTGCGGTCATCGTGGACAACCCCGGCACCGGCTACACCAGCGCGCCAGCTGTGGCATTCAGCGGCGGCGCTGGCACTGGCGCAACTGCCACCGCATCGTATGGCACCACCGGGAATGCCGTGGTGGCCGAACTGATCGGCATTGCCGAACGCCTGCGCGCCTTCATCGCGGCTGACGGCCCCGACACCGTGGACGCCGACGCCACCGGCTACGCTGGCGACTTCGGCAGCAAGCGCGTGTACCTGTGCGACCCAGCTGTGTTGAAGGTGGACGGCAGCGGCAACACCGTGAAGCAGTTCAACAGCCCGGTGGTGGCTGGCCTGGTGGCCAAGAGCGACAATGAGCGCGGCTTCTGGTGGTCCCCTTCCAACCAGACCATCAACGGCATCGTTGGCACCACGCGCCCGGTGGACTTCGTGATGGGCGACACCAGCAGCCGCGCCAACCTGCTGAACGAAGCCAACGTGGCCACCATCATCCGCCAGGACGGCTTCCGCTTGTGGGGCAACCGCACCCTGTCCGACGATCCGAAGTGGTCCTTCCTGTGCGTGGTCCGCACCGCCGACATGATTTCCGACAGCCTGCAGGCCGCGCACCTGTGGGCCGTGGATCGCGGCATCACGAAAACCTACGTGGAGGACGTGCGCGAAGGCGTGCGCGACTACCTGCGCCACCTGGAGAGCATCGGTGCAATCCTGGGCGGTGACTGCTGGTTTGACCCGGACCTGAATACCCCTTCCGAAATTGCACAGGGGAAAGTATACTGGGACTTCGATTTCACACCTGTTTATCCGGCTGAACACCTGACCTTCCGCAGCCACCTGGTGAACGACTACATCAAGGAGATTTACT